TTCTGGTAAACCATATCGAAAGCGAACATTATCACAATCTACCCAACGTCCTTCTGCACCGTACTCGGTATTTTGTTTATCTATTCCTGGTGCTATTTGCAGTTTTGATAAAGGCATGATAGCTCCTATACTGCTGATTCATAAAATCTAATCCAACGATCAGTTCCATTTATATTTACTCTTATAGCTCCTGCTTTACTTGCAGTTTCACCTGTAGCAGAAGAAACACTAGCAGAACTATCACTAGCTGATGTTCCATCAAAATGTATAAATTCTTGATCTTGATCATCTTGATCTAAAGATAAACAAGCTATTGCTCCAGATGAATTAGTTTGATTTATTTCTACACTTGCATTTGCTGGTGAACTTGTGCCAAAACCAATTTTATCTGCTGAACCATCTATAAAGAAAGCATGAGTTAAAGTATTCGTTTCTGCTCTTAAATCTACAGAAGCACCTGATTCATTAAATGTAAATCCACCACCGTCAAAGTCAATTGCACCTGTAGCTTTTACACCGCCTACAACATGTAATTCTGTAGAAGGTGAGTTTGTTTTAATACCAACACGGTCATTACCTGCATCAGTAAAGAATAAGTTTGCATCACCATTACCTTCAATTCTAAAATCTAAGTCTGCTGATGATTCATTAAATACAAAAGTACCACCATCTAAAGATGTATTACCAGATACTGTTAATGTTCCGTTGGCCTTGATATTTCCTGCATCGTTCAAGACATCAAACATTGTAGATCCATCAGAATATAAGATGTGCTTAGATCCTGCTACAAGGTTAGTTGCTGTTCCACCTGCTGGTTTAAATCCTAATGTATGTGAACTCATAGTTGTTGCATTGTCAACTATGTACCATGTCTCTACGGCTTCACATTGAATAGTTGTGTTACCTGTTAGAGTTCCTGTTAATTTAATAATAGCATTACTTTGTTCGTCAGTAGTAGATCCATCAGTAACTGTTAAAGAGTCTGTTGTGCTAGCAATAGCTACAGATACATAACCTTTAATTGCAGATTCTACTTTTTGTAAATTGTTATTTGTAATATTACCCCAAGTTCCCGAGTTTTCACCTGTGGCTTGTAACTCTAAATTTAATGAACTTGAATATGACGATGCCATTTTTTACTCCTAATCTGTTGAACCTGGCTCTACATCAACCCAGGTAATTGTTTGTGAATCATCCACTTCGTTCCAAATAAAGAAGTTTGGATCACCCACACTAAAATTAATAACATTCTGAAATGCTTCACCAAAAGCAGTTTCATCACCTAATCCTACACTAATTTGTCCTGCTGTGGTAGGGCTAATATTTGCAGATGCTGATACAGTCTCAGTTCCTATGGAAAAAGTTGCAGCTAGACTTGAACCAGACTGTGATATGATAGCACTACCAGTTACGGTTTCATCTCCAATACCAGAGGTAATACCAACACCACTAATAAAAGGCGATCCTACATTTTGTACACCACCACCTCGAACTGAGGCTATAGCAAACTCAGATATGGTGCCGTGGCCGAATAACATTATCCCTTACTATTTGCGTCTTTGACTGATTTAATGTGTGTATACCAAGTTGATGTTTTAGCAGTGTCACCAAATTTTCCGTTATTAATATCGTGCCATAGTTTATCTAATTGTTCATTCCATGATAAGTATTCTGTTTGTCTTTTATTTAAAACATTTGTTAAAGAATCTTTTGAATTTGCCGCAGTTTCGTAAGAAGCTATTTGTTCATCTGTTGGTTTTGCAAGACCTTCATATGTCCATGTTTTTATATAATCTCCTTTTCCGTCACTATCATTTTGTAAAGACACTTTTGAATTATCCCAAGTCTTAGAGTTAGCCTCTAAATATAATTCTATTTTTGTTTTATAGTTTGCCATGTTTTACTCCTAATCCGCTATTTTAAACCCACCAAATGTATTATAAGCCTCGTTAGCTAATAAATTTGCTGCATTATTACTATTATTATTTTGTTGTAAGGTATAAGCTTCCACATAATCATCTGCATCTAAATCTACTATTACACTCGCTGTTGAGCTAATTACAGATTGCAAACTACTAACTGATGAATGATTACCTGCATCAGCAACAGAAGAACCATTTTTATATATGTTCAATTGAACATAAGCAAAATTTGCATTCATAGCTACTGTAGATACAAAAAAATACTTTCCTGCCTTACCACTAGGAACTGTAAATTTATACGTTGATGTATCATAAGCATTGTCTGTGTCGAAACTTTTATTATCGAAT